TTTTTTAGTAATCATATCTGCTTTACCACCTTTTTTCATTTTTGCTCTTGGTCTTATGTTGTAATCGTTTCTCATTTTTTTCTCCTTATCCGTTTTCTTGTTCTTTATTAACCGGTCTATTTGCCATAGTGCGTGCCACCGATTCTGCACTTCTTCCAACTACATATCCACCAAGACCTATTTGTAATAATGTCCAAACATCTCCTGGTAATTGTATTGTTATAGAAGCTTTAAAAAAAAATAAAATTACTGGTCCTAATACATAATTCCAAATTAATATAAATATTAATACATACATCAACAATGGCCTCCATGATGATGCAAACCATCCAGCTTTAGCTTCTGCTTCAATAATTTTAGCAGCTGCAGTTAATTCTTGTGTATTAGATTGTAGTAGTTGTGTTTGTAAATCAGATTTTAATTTTGCTTGAAGATCTTTATCAGGAACTGACTTTTCAATTGTGCTAAATAAAATTTTAGCTAAAGGTGCAACAGCTCCTAACATTTGAATCATGGTTTAATACCACTTCGCTGATCTTTTTTTCTCTGGAAGCATTCTTCTTTGTCCACCCACTGGCTCTAATTGTGTTTCTTGCGGGTTAGATACTTCTACATCAACTCCGCCTTTTAAAGTTCCATCTGGATGTGTGAATTGTGCAAAGTCAACTTGATTACCAAATTCTGATCTTGAAGGTGAATTTTTAATAACAGCTCCGCCTCTCGCCATTGGCTTTCTAGATTGACCAGCTTCTGACAATGCGATTGCAATTGCTTGTTTAGGACTCTTTACTTTTTTAGAAGATTGTCCAATGTTAAGTTCGCCTTTTTTAAACTCTCTCATAACTTTACCAATCTTTTTTTGTTTTGATGTCATTTTTTTCATAATCGTATCCTCGGTATTTATATATACTAATATTTAAAATAGCACAATATAGCTAATTAGCTAGTAATTATTTTAGTGCTTTGCATGCCTTGTTTTGCAAGAGATACGCCAGCTCTTAACTTGGCTAAATCCTCGTTTTGCTCTAGTTTTTCATCAGCAACTTGTCTATTAGACATTACTTTTAACTTATCTAGATTCAATCTATCTTCTGCTTCTTTTTTCTTACGTTCGTTTTCCATAGCTCTTAAATCAATTTCTCTAGATTTAAGTTGAACTAATGGATCAGTTGCACCTAAATTAATTTTAGTTTCTTCGTCCATATAATCTTTAGTCATCTGTGCAATCAATTTAGCTTTTCTAGATTCAATCATTTGCATCATTTGTTGAAGTTGTAATTGAATTTGAGGATTCATTTGTGCTTGTTGTTGTAACATTGGCATTTGCATTAACTCTTTAGAAAACTCTAATTGAATTTGTTCTTGTGCCATTATTGAAATATGTTCTAGTACATTCTTTTGAATAGATGCCATAGCAGCAGGATTGTTTTGAATCATATTCAATTGCATAAAATTTAAATGCGCTTCAATGTGAGCTGTATGATCTTGTCCAGCAAATGCTTGGAAAGGTTGTCCAGTCATTGCATTGATATGTTCAATAGAAGGATCTACCGGTGTTGGCGGTTGTGGTGGAGGTAATATTAAATCTATATTCTTAACTCCAATCGCTTCGTACATTGTTCTGTAAACTTGATACAAGTTATGCATTTGTGGATTAGACATTGCAAGTTGCATTTCAGTTTGTGCTAAATTAATTCTTTGTGATTGTGAAAATATATTTGGATCAGCCACAGGCAAGATATCAATCTTATCATCAAAGTCTGCAGATTTAATTTCTCTTGTTCCACCTACAACATCATATGGATAAGTTGGTGGTAAATAAGTTGCAAATACTTTTGCTAATAATTCAAATTCATTTTTAAGTGAAGCATATAATCTTTTATGAATTGCAGACATCACTCGCGATCCGCGCTCCAACAATGCCATTGTCGTTCCAACTGCCGCTTGTTGGTTACCATCACCAACCTGCATATCAGCGATGGACGCGAAGCGTTGACCTGCTTCAACAACGATACCCATTAATTGTAATAGAGTCGCGGATGGTTCTTTAAATGGTAATGGCATAAATGCATCACGCAGATTTCCACCTGGTGCATCTACATCTCTAAACTCACCTGGTTGAATAGGTTGTGCATCATCTCGTACACGAATACCTCGCATTTTAAATCCAGATGGTAAATTAGATAATGTTCCTGCATCTAGTAATTGTCTTAAAGCTTGAGTTGCAGTTCTAGATAATCCACCAATCATGTGAATTAATCCAAAGCCATAGAATCCAAGTCCTGGTAAAAATTTAAAGTGTACAAAATAATTAGTTTTATTTTTTAATGGATCGTCTACTTTGTAGTTACGTCTTATAGATAAAACTTCTCTTGATGATTCTTCAATCGTTACAACATATGGAAGTTTAATTCCTGTGGGCTCACCAGTTTGAGGATCTTTATCTTCAAAACCTTCTATATCTAAATTAACATGACATTCTAAAAGGGTATAAATATTATCTTGTCTTTCAACTCTAACACCTTCTAATTCACGTTCTTTTTCTTTTATAGGATCTGTTTTAAGAGCGGGTTGACCTAGTTCAACATCTTTATAAAAACCACTTACTTGTTGTTTACGTAAATCATTTTCAGAAATTTTTAATACATGAATAATAGCATCTGCATCTTCTAATGAAGTCGCTGAATAAGGAACGATTAAATCTTCTGCTGGAATGAATTTAGATACCGCTCTTCCAAGGATTGCATCATAATAAACTTTTTTAAATGTAGATCCTGATAGCGGTAAATAAAATAACATTTGATCAAATTCTGGTTCATATTCTTTCATGACACTCATAATTTGATAGTTCATGAAATCTCTAACTCTTTCTGATTGTTGTTCTTTTTGTGAATCTATTTTACCAACAATTTGAGTTCGCACCGGTCCATCTGCTGGAAGTAATTCTTTGTAAGCTTGTGATTGAAACTGTGTTACTGATTCTGCAAGAACTGGGTGAGTTACACCTGATGCATTTCTAAATGGCTCTGTTCGTCTTTCATATTTAAAACCTAATAGTTCAAGACCATTCGTATATGTCATTTCCCAATCTTGACGTGATGATCTATAATCTTTGTATTGTCCTTCTAAATCAGATCCTATTTCTACTAACACACCATCATCTAAAAATTCTGCAAGGTTTGCATAATGATCTTCACCACCTTGTGGGGCTGCAACATTTGGATCAAAAGAAATTTCTGCACCACCATCTTCATCCATGTTAATTTCAACTGGAGAATCTGTTGGTTGTATTTCTTCTTGAATAGATTGTTCTATTTCAGTTTGACCTGGAATTTCAATAGTAGTTTTTGTATTTGGTAATGACTTATCAATTTCTGCCATGACTAACTATACCTTCTTCTAAATAATGATTCAACACCTTGTGAGTCAGGACCTTTAGCAGGTGGAACGGTTGTTGTCAATCCACCGTATGCAAGTTCTTGTTGATAGTAAGGTTTATTTTCTTCATACTGATTAGGAATGTTTTGATAATTGTAATAAGGTTGTTGACTGTAATAATTAGGCATCGTGTTTTGATAATCATAACCAGAAATTATTCCTTGCATTAAAGGAATTCTTTTCTCTCCAGTTTGTGGTTCACCATATTCACTTTGTGGTTCTTCTTTACCAGAAATTCTTTTTATAAACTTTTCAAATGCTTCTTCAATTCCTGCCATATTAATAATAAGTTCTGTTATGATGAATCACTGGTTCGTCCTTGTAATCTTCTGGGTGATCTATAAAACCACCTTGTCGAAATCTCATTACTGCTTGAGTCATAGAATCTACCAAGTCATCGTTATCCCCGTAAGGAAATGCTGCGCATTCCTCTACGACCTCTTCAGCAAACTTTTGATCAGGTGCCCATATTTGTCCTGATTCAAACAATGGCGCAACTGCATTTACCCTTGCATGCTTATCATTTCCTTTGCTCGGTGTAAAGTTAACAACAGGGATACCCATCTTACGTAATTCATAGGTCAAAGGTAGTCCTGATGCTTTAGCTTCAATGATCACCGTTTCTGGATTCCAGTAGGTATATTGCTCTAACGCTTTACGTTTTAACTCTGGAAACTCTAATCTTTCCTTTACCGCATCTAATAATATTAGATTCGGTTCGCTATCCTCGTTCAATCTAAATACACCCCATGTAGTGATTGCAGAGTAATCCGCCGTTTCTTTTTTAAGAAATGCAGTATCATAACTTTGAATCACATGATCTAAAGCAGGGATATAAGGTTTATCCCAAACTCTCCACCATTCGCGTTTAATGATTGATCCTTCTTCTGCCGTTGGATTTTGCATCCATTGAGCATTCCATTTCTGCACCGATAGAGATGCTTTCACTGATTCTAATTCTGATAACTTCCAATACTCTGGCCATACGGGTTGATTGTCTGGTAGGATTGCTGGAAACTCAATCAGCTCCCATTGATCT